TCTCTGTCTACTTGTTCTGATTCCTCAATGGCTTCCCCAAAAATAGGATTATTGCTACCCTCATCACCTTTTGTTTCAATAAATACCGTAAATAACGATGATACCAACGCTGCTGTTAATTCCGCTTCTGTATATCGGTCCAATTGTTTCAGGGACTCAATAACAGGCGCTAAAACTGGAACACCTCTACGTTGTTCTGGACGCTCCGATTCCATTAAGTGCAATATATTTTGTCTGCTTGATTTTTTTCCAAACTTTTCTACTCTCTTCCACTCTTTCTTCCCAGTAGATGTTGCCAATGGGTGACGATTAATAATATGATAGGCTACAACTTCACCGTATTTGCCTAGCTCCACACCATTTATAATGTTTGGATTATTTCCTGGCGGCGATGATGTACGGTCTGCCTCAATAAGCTGTACTCTCAAACCATAGGAATGGTGCACGTGATAACGATATGGCAATAATACAAATACCTCTCCAGACATTAAAAAAGATAAAAAGGATAGGTTTTGTAACTCATAGAAATCATGCATTTGTAGTGCATCGCACAAAATGGAATCAGACCACAATGCAAATTCACGTTCCACAGTTGTTTCCCATTCATCCGCTTCTTCCTCTGTCAAACCTAAAAATTCGTGGTCTATACGTGCATTTAAAACCAATCCACCACCAACGACATTTGTACGTATATTTTTTAAAGCCCCAGTTGCTAAAGGTGTATTCATATAAAGATCCCTTGAGCGTTGACGAAGAGTATCTAAGTTTTCATCAATATCTTCTTTTGTACTGCCACCTTTAAACAACCATCCAAGCATTGATTTTTTTCGTCTACTAGCACCGCTGTTTGAGTAACCTGTGTTCATAATTTCTAATCTTTTTCGTGCCCCTACACGTTTTAAGGCTCTCTCTGGTGATACAACTGCTATAGCCTTGTCTACTAGGTTCATGAGTGTTACCCCTCCTTACAAATCACGTGGTACTACTCTCATGACTCGTCTCTTACTGCGACCACTTGATTTCGTCTCTGCTTGCATAAGTTCTCTTTGCCAAAACTTTATTTGTTCTCTTACCTGCGCTAAATTAGCACGCTCTAACCGTCTGTTATCTATTGAATAACTTTGGCCAGTTGCAATTGCTTCTTCTGCATCTAACCATATTTGTAGTCGTTTTCTTATTTCCTGAACAGAAAATGCCATATGCTACAAACCTTTCGAAATAGTTCTTCTTTTTTTTTACGCCTTACTGTTTGTGTGTACACACTACCAGTTAATTTATTGTCCTTTAAGTACTGCAAATCTGGATTAAAAATCCTTAAAGCTGCAGTTGCATAGTTCCGCAAATCTAACGGTTCGTTTCGTATACTCGATGTACGTTTTACCCATTTCTGTTTCGGTACACCGCCAACCCAAAGAGTTTTCTTATATTCGGATGTAAGACCAACAAAAAAGGCTTCATCATATCCCTTTTCTGCTTCCACAGGGAAATGACAATAGCCTGGTTTATCTTCAAATTCAATTTTTAAACGTGATGTAATTAAATCTTTTCCTTCATCAACACCAATAGAGAATAGATGAACGTTTTGGCGACCAACCTTTGATGGTTTATTAATGAACGGTACACCGCTTCCACCTTTCCCTTTTATAGCAAATACACGTCTATACTCTCGTTCTTTACAGAAATCGTACACTTCACTTGTATAATGTCCTCCACTATCAACACAAACAGCTGAAATGACTAATTGAGTACCATCATTACAAAGCCATTCTTTTAGCAAGAAAGTATCTAATTGGTCCCAAACTGCTTTTTGTCCAGGATCTCCATAAAATATTTTATAGGATATACCCCAACTAATTTCATCGATTCCCCAACCGACAATTTCAACTTCTAATCGGTCATCTTGAACATCGACTCCTGCAGTTAATACCAGAACACCTTCTGGAATATTACAATTATAATGTTTTCGTCTTGCTACTAATCTTGCATGATCTTGTTCACTGCTATGTTCTTCCCACGACTCACCTAGTGTGGTGTTTTTCCATGTTTTCAGTGTCTCCATACCTTTTCTTTTTGCTTCTTTAAATTCTGCAATAATCTTAGACCATCTTTCCCACGGTGAAGCTAGTGCATTCAGATGGAAGCCACGTTTTGAAGCTTCGGGATTTCGTACAATCCAACGACCAGGACGAGATTTCCAATCGACTTCTGTATGTTGCGTCTTACATTGAACGCATTCCATCGTAACCGTTTCAAAACGAATTTGTGGCCAACTATATGGTTGAAAAAAACCACAGCTTGGACATGCTACGCACCATTGTTCTTTCGTACTTTCTTCGTATTCTGTTTCAATTCTAGAGGCTCCTTTAATTGTAGGAGTTGAAACAGACACCCATTTGTTGTTCCAAAACGTTTTTGTTCGCTTCTGTGCAAGTGCTAAAGGATCTCCTTCCGCTCCTGCTGATGGAGGAAATCGGTCTACCTCATCTGCCAACACTAAACGTACAGGGCGAGAAGCAAGACTGGCTGGTGAATTGGCACCAACAAGTGTTAAATGACCACCAGCAAATTTCTTTTGAAGAAGTGTATTGTTCCCATCCTTTGCTTTTGGGCTATTTATCTTCTTCGATAATGTTGGTGTGTCACGTATCATTGAAGCAATACGATCTTTCGAATAAGCTTCTGCCATTTCAAGCGTTGGCTGCATTAAAAGCATTGGTGCAGGGTCATAGTCAATATGATAACCAATAATATTGTTTATGATCTCTGATTTACCAACTTGTGCAGATGACATGACAACGATTTGGTCAACATCTGGATCATTGATTGCATCCATTATCTCTCGTTGATAAGGTGCGCGATCTGTATTCCATCGTCCATGTTCAGCTGATGCTTCTTTGGATAACACGCGGTGCTCATCTGCCCATTGAGATACAGTCAACTTGGGTGGAGGTGCAACCAAATTAGTGATTTTTTTAAATAGGTTCATTGTTTGTTTCCGAACCATCATCTTCACCTACCTCTTCTACTTCTACATCATCCTCTATGAAATACTGTACAGGATTATATTCAGCTAACTCCGATAAAGCCTCATGAATATCTCTTTCCAGTAAAGCTTCTATCATTTTAGGATCATCTTTACTGGCCAACTGTAATGCTACCTTAGATGGGAGGGACAACATTTTTGAGCGAAATGCCATAACCATATGATTTTGAACCTTCTCCACTTCATCAGCTTTATGCATTTCTTTTTTTATATGAGCAAGCTCAATCTCTGCCTTCTCACGCTTTGCCTTTTCATGTAGCCATTTCTCATAGTCTAGCGATTCCATTACCTTATTTTCATCAATTCCATCAAAGGACATTTTCAAAAAGGTAATATATCGACTCACTGTATCGTTGAGATCATATCGTCCGTGTGCAACACGAGCAATGACACCTTCTTCAACTAAATAACGAACATTACGTTCTGTCATATTAAACATTTTGGCGATTGCCTTAGTATTCACTACCGTTTTATCGTCCAATTTAGTCTTTGCTGCTTCTGACATTACTTCACCTCGTTTTTTTTTGAATATGATGTTCATTTATTTCATGGATGGAAGGAACACTTATTTTCGGCATATATCTAGACCGTTTTTGGGGTTCGCGAGACCCGCAGGCAAGCTATATATGGCCAGGAGAACCTAAACAAATAAAAAAAGCGATACAGAATTATCTGTGTCGCTTACGTTAAAGTGGGTTAATTGATTAACCAATCATCGTTAGTGATGTAGGTGCGAGGTTAACAGCTTTTACTAACTCTGCAAGTGTCGATAGCTCCTCATGTGTTGCAAACACTGGATCTAATACCTCAACTCTTTTAGTGATGAGTTCTGCAACAGCCTCGTTCATTGCGTCTACTTTGCTTTGTCCTAACATGTGTATGCCCCTCTCATATTTGTATTGTTATTGTTCTTATTCACGTATTGCATACTAACATACTAGCACAGTTAAAATTAGAATCTCTGCCAATAGTCTGCCAAAATCCTGCCATGTTTGTGACATCCAACATTCTTTCCCAAAGGC